AACCATTTTTACTTTATCAACTTACTAATATGAATAACTTTTTCTCTTTTATCTACAATTCGTACTGGAGTCCAACGTTTAAATTTCACATTAAAAACACATTCCATCAATAAGACCTTATCAATATTAACATATTTGTCAATATTGGTGTTCTGAAAATCTTCCTCATCATCGCTCTCTTCAATATAATCTAAATTTTTGTTTTCACGTATGTTACGAAATAGTCCGTTCATAAAAACACTTGATTTATAATTAGGAATATATGCATTATTATAATAAACGGGTTGGTTATTTTTTCCAAAGGCAAATAGATTATAAATATCAAATTGAAAATCGGCCATTACACGAAAAACCGTTGGATAACGATATTGTGGTTTATTGAAATCCATGGTTAAATTATGGTTATCGTACAAGGGTAATATGGGTCTCTTTATTTCATTATGACTTCCTATTTTCTTATTGATACTTACGTTTAAATAAGGCATTATTTCACCACTGCTTCTGTATTGAATATGATGAACAGGATAATAAATAGATGAATTAATTTCAGTTGGTATAGTTGTAGGATATTCAATCATTGTTTCGTTTAATTGAACTTGCCAAATTAAAGGGAGAACGAATACAACATCTTTTTGAGTGGAAAATTCCTGTTTCACATTTCCCATAAATTCTGCAATAAAAGCCAACCGTTCTGTAAAGTTACATTTTTTCATAGAAACCCCTTTATAAAACATAATATCCTCTATAATAAACCATTGATTAGATGATGTTTCTTCACCTAGAGAAGGTGTTATAAAAGTACCATAAACAATAGTTCCATGTGATAATGAATTATCAAATTGTGTAGTAATTAAGTTAGCACGGGTAATTTTCTTCTCACGATTCAGGTCAAGTACATAACATACATCATTATCCAAATGAAAAGTAAACCAAGCAAAACATTTTTTTCCATTTGGAATTGCTACACATACATCATATAAAGGAGAAACTTTCTTATGTGAAATAGTTTCATAGGAAAGTTCAAATTCAGGAAATCTCTTCATTAATTGAGATGTTTGGTTGGGTGAGAGTTCCATTAAAAAGTAGGACCAATAGAATATAACAAATTTATTGTTTATATTTTTTTTTAAACTAATTTATTGTAATATGACATAGTTTTATCTATAAAAACCCAATTTTCCTTATTTGCTTCATAACATTCTTTTATGTAAAAACCATCCGCATTATATTTATCAAATATCCAACGTACATCTTTACATAGATTAAAATCAATCAAGAACATTGCCGTATCAATATTATATAGTTCAATATTATCTCCGCGTAAAAGAGTTTTATAAGGGAAAACGTTTTTAGGTCTAGATTGATTTACTGTATATATCTTACCGGGTTTTATGGTATCTAATAATTCATAAAAATCGGGATGTATTATATTATCATCATCTAAGAAATACAAATAGGTATCATAGTTTTCAATTAAATCTAATGCAAAATTACGCTGTGGATTTCCGCTAATTCCTTCCCCCTTATAAATATACTCTTTTATCTTACTGTTTTTATTTACAGTATTTGGTAAAGAGGAAATATGATTCCCGTCATAGACAATTATCCATTCATTCACATAATTAAAATCAATACTCTCTTGTATTTTGATAAGATTTTCGGGACGTATACATGGCGTAATTATAGTAAGTTTCAAATTACTACAATTATGCTGGGTATTTGACCTAGGTTTAGCCAATTGAATTTGACTATCAGTTTCTATAATAGAATAATCATTAGAGCTTCTATAAATAAGATGAAAATATTGTAATAATTCTTCATCCGTATGGTTCTCTAAACTATAACATTTCATTTTGTCAAATTTTAAATAATCAAGTTCTCTTGTTAATTCATCTATTTTATATTTACTGTCTAATAGTAAAAAATCATTCTCAGAGTTTTGGTATAACTCTTTGATAATATCTTTATTTTTACGAAATGTTTCTAATCCAAGAATACAATATTGTTTCTTATAATTAACATTAATAATTTTATTACAATATTTATATTCATAGTTTTTTCGCTTCCATATTTGACTAAATTGTCTACTATAAATGGGGTCTTCGTAGGCATTCATTTCCTTCATTTTTTCATCTATCTGATAGGTTTCGTAACATTGTCCATAGAGATGGTCTTTACAAAGACGGTTTATTTCTGAATTACGTATCAACGAAAAATTATTATTATTATTGTTCATATATTGAATATATCCTAATTTGGGTATTTTGGCCATTTTGGTATTTACCGAAGTTCTCAAAATCAATTCATAATCATCTGAAACAGGGAGAAATTCAGAATAATTACCCATTTCTAATAGAGAACTTTTACGCCATATACGTGGATGATTTGGAACTGCAACTATGTGACTCATGGTAGTATTATTAATATTCGGACTTACCGCCACGTTTATCCATTGACCCTTATGTTTCTGACAATAGTAACCGCTATATCCGAGTCCGAAAAAATCACCATAACTAAAATTCGCACCATTTTCGTATAAGTTAACAAAGTCCATATAAACAAATCCTACATCAGGATTATTATCAAACACATTGGCTGCATCTAAAAGTGTATCGGGTAATATTTCGTCATCATGGTCCATTTCTAGGACATATTGCCCACGGCATAACATAACTGCTTCATTTTTAACATTTCCTATGCTTCCACTATTTTCGCTACGTTTATATAATCGTATACGTTTATCATTTCTAAATATAGTCCGTAAAAATTGGAAATGTTCATCTGTGGGAGAATCATCTAAAATAACCCATTCCCAATCTTTCAAATTTTGCTCCTTAATACTATTGTAAGCCCGGAAGATTTTATCATATGAATTATAGCAAGTAGTAAAAAGGGAAAATACTGGTCTAGTTAAAGCATGGTCGGCAATAACATTGTTAATGTAACATTTATTTAATACATTATTGATTAATTCAACAGTTGGTATTTCAATAAAATGAATCCATCGTTTTTTCATTCGTGGAGGTAATATAGAATCAAAATGGTGTAAATATTCATTATTGTTTGGTCCGTAGGTAATTAACAAATGATTATTAGAATCAAATAATTTATTTAAATCAAAATGGTCGCTTGTTATAGTTATAGAGAACATTAATTTCTCTTTATTTTCCTCAAAAAATTTATCAATTGCAGAATATTTGTCATATCTAAATAGTAAAGTGATTGGATATTTCATTTATCTTATAGTTTAATAGATGAAATAGTATACTGGGTTTTTAACGAAATACTATATTATTTGGTTTTCCATAAATTGAGTTAATTCTTCATTCATAGAAACAATTTTATCTGTACTTATATGTGACTCTTTTTTCTCTTGTAATTCATTAATTATTTGTTTATATTTACTTATTTGGGTATTTACTAAATCCTTTGTTTTCTTTGTACTATAAGTATCTTTCAAATATGTCCAAATACAATGAATCGCATAAATAATTACCAAAGAAACAATAATGTTTATAATTATCCAAAGAAAAACTGAAATATCCATCATACGAATATAAAAAAACGATAGATTTGTATTTACAGTATTCAACGTACACGTTAAAACTAAAATAATTTAAAAAATTGAATTAAAAAAGTCTACATATAATAATTCATATCCAAAATCTAGTATGGCGCCTGTTACAATTCTAATCGTGGATAAATCTGGTACTATCAAAGAGACAACTGTAAAAACATATGATGAATCGGAGCTTTATAAAAAGGCCGGATTAAAAATAGCGGATGATTTTAAATGTTATGCAGAATGGAATATTGAGGATTTGAATGATAAATCTTACTGTATATCTGTTTTTGGTAAGATAACTGGAAAGGCAAATCAAGAAAATAAATTTGATTTTCCTCCCCCGATTGATACTATATTGTTTTTCGGTAATTGTATAATAGTAAATAAACAGGACGATAAAGCAGTTAGTATTACGGAGGAAGAGTGGGATTCCGTTTATGACCACCTTTTTGGTGGATTTGAAGATTTAGATGAGGAAGATAGTGATGAGGAAGATGAGGAAGATGACGGACTACCAAGAACAAAAGACGGATATGTTAAAGATGATTTTGTGGTGGATGATGATGAAGAGGACGAGGATGAGGAGGAAGATGAAAAGGAAGAAGAGGAGGATGATGATGAAGAGGAGGTGTATGTGAAGAAATCTAAAGCCAAAAAGTCAAAAACAATGGAAAAAAAGACAAAAGCATCTGATAAAAAGGTAAAGAAGAGTAACAGCTTAGCCAATGTGTTTACTAACTTGACCGAACCGGAGAATTATTTGGATTGTACTAGCGAATTAATTGAGGAGGAGTATGTTTAAAAATATTTCATATTTATTTTTGTAAGTGGATAATTTTTATCTTTATTATTATTTTGTATTTTACTTATTGCTTCATTAATTGATGTAATCCAAAAATCTTTATTTCTGGATTCTTCATTATTAGTTAAATTGCATACTATTAAATCACTATTTTTGCTTTTAATTTTTTCATATGTTCCAACGATAAAAATAAACCGTTTATTAAATTTTTTACACAAATAATTATGTATGATAGTAGCCCATTGGAATTTTCCCAAATATACAGCAATTATAGGCTTATCATTTTGTAAAATATTTTTAAATCGTTCAATACGTCTATTGTACTTGTTTACATTATCTTGATAATAGTCTTTCCAATTATCAACTATACATTCATTTTCGTCTACTGGATAATCATGAGGGTATTGTATTCCACATTCATCTATCATCCAATGTCCGTCTAAAATCATAGATAAATTTTTGTGAAATTTATTAAAGTCATGTTCAATACAATTTATTACTTGCATATTATTTGTAATATTCCAATCAAATGGTAAAGAATATTTCCTTAGACCTAATTCTTTCAATATAAGTGCTGGAACACAATTAAATCCTAATGTTATAAAATCATAATTCATTATATAATATAAAAGATATATTGTTTTATTATTAATACATGTACAATGAATTGAATGAAGTGAATGAACTATATGAACTAAATGATATTACCATAGTAACAGCATTTCTAGATATAGGGAGAGATAAATGGCCCAATAGTGAATTTAAACGTACAACAGAATTTTATATTGATTCTTTTCTCCACTATTTAAACTATCCTTATAAAATGGTATGTTATATTGATGAGAAATACATAGATAAAGTTATCCAAGTCTATGAAAAAAGTCTATATCAAAATAAAAAATTCATTCCCATTAACCGTGAATGGTTAACTGAAAATACACATGCATGGAAAAACATACATAATGATATACATATTTTAAATAGTAAACCGTTTAAGAATTTCTTAGGAAAAAGATTAGAAGTAATGTATCCTAACGGAATACCTGATGAAAATAGGAGAGAACATTTGTTTCCAGAAAACATTTATCCAGAATATAACGTACTTAATCAT